AGTCTCTGGCCTGGAGATGGATACAATGCTGGTACAAAAGCTAATGGAGATATCAGTGGTGTTTCTTTCGAGGTCGATGTAAATGGAGCGCAGAATGCTATTGAGCAAGTAAATAACCTGGGAACTGCTGCTGAAAACTTTAAATCTGGGATGGTATCTTCCTCCTTCCTGGAGGATGACATTGGTATTAACTATGATGGTAGAACTTCTGACTATGTTACAGCTAATATCGTATCAGGTACCTACAATAGTTTAGAAACCACCTCTCTAACCAACTTTGTTAAGCCTCTTACAAGTCTTGTAGGAAATGCTTTAACCTTGAACGGTAGTCAGGGTGCAGGAACCTATTTAGGGGCTGTTAATCCACGCTTTGTTAAGCTAGTCCAAGGTACTTGGAATCTAGCTGGTGGTGATAACGGGATCCCCGCAGACTCTGCTGGAGTCACTACAGTAGTTGTAGGTACAGCAACAGCAGGGGATGGTGCAGGTAAGTCTGGAATTGAGGCTTTAGATGATCCAGTTCTCAATGTTTCAATTGCTCTTGTTCCTGGTCCAGGTGTTGGAAATATTCAGGCTATTCAAAATGGTCTAGTCACAGTGGCTGAAAGAACGACCGATTTCTTAGCCCTTCTTTCTCCTCCTTATGCAGTAGGAACTACAGGAGATGCAATTAATTGGAGTAACGGTTTTGATACCGCTCGTACCGTAGCTATCAACAGTTCCTATGCTGCTCTATACTGGCCTTGGGTAAAGGTATTCCAGGTCTTTGATGGTAAGGATAGGTGGCTTGCTCCTGAGATTTACGGAGTGCGTCAGATCTGTGTAACGGACTCAGTTTCTGATCCTTGGTTTGCTCCCGCTGGTTTTGTCAGGGGTAGACTCACCAAGCCTACAGACGTTGAAGTAGTCCTTAACCAAGGCGATAGAGATTCAATGTACTCTGGTGGTAACTGCCTTAACCCGATTGTTAATTTCCCTCAAAATGGGATCATGATTTATGGGCAGCGTACTACACAAAGACAACCTACGGCTTTGGATAGAATTAATGTCCGTCGTATGATGATCTATATTAAGAAACAAATTCTAGCTTCTACACAAAGACTTGTGTTTGAACCAAATGATAGGTTTACTTGGGCTAGAGTTCAGGATCTTATTAATCCAATGCTTGATGATATTTCGAGGCGTAGAGGTATCACTGAGTTCAAGGTGGTCTGTGATGAGACAACCAATACCCCAGTAAGAGTGGATAGAAATGAGATGTGGTGTAAGGTACTTATCAAGCCTACCAAGACCGCTGAGATTGTTATATTCGAACTCAATCTTACTAATCAATCAGCACAATTAGGAAGCTTATAGGAGAAAAATAAATGGCACACAAACCATACTACATTACACAAGGAGACCCAAGTTATAGAGAGAATGTTGGGCTAACGCGAATCCCCGAGATTTCTCAAGATCTCGATTCAGTTCGTACTTATCAATTTGAGGTTCATTTTAAATTCCCTGAGGGAGTGGAAGGCAACACCAAGTCCGAACTTACTTTAGCTGCCAAGCAAATTACCTCTGTCGGGATGACAGTGCAAGATATTGAAGTTC